TGAAAATCAATTTTTTCATGTCACCATAGTGAGACTAAGCTATAATACTTAGTAATCTTATAGGATCTTTTGATCCTGTTATATAATCACTAATCGGCGTCAGATTCTCCTGACTCCGTAGTACATCCATTGCAAAGCCCGTTAACCGTGCTTTTCCTAGATTACTAGTTGCTATTGTCCCCCTGTATGACTTAGATATACCCCTCCACACCACGGCTTGGCCTATATCAACAGTAGGCACAACATCAATTGTGCTACGTGATAGCCTAGTCGCCTTCATAGTGGCTTGGTATAATCCTCTGGATACTTTGTCGATCTTACCTGGTAGATCCAGTTCTACACAGAGTATTTTTGCGAAAGCTCCTACCCCTGGCACGAGCATTGGTAGTTTCTCATCGTCGAACATCTTCTTTGTTGTTATAGTGTGACTCACTGATGCAGCCTGGTCATCGCTGATACCTCCGACCACCCGGTGTGCAATCTTGATTGTATACAGGTCCGTCTTTGTCAGCCCGTATATTGGCGCCATTCTATCATAGTATATTTCACGTAAATTTGCCGCAATTGTTGGGTCCATAGTTCTGGCTATACACTCACCTAGCCTTGACTCAGTTGCTTCGACTAGGTCCCTCGGACTTACGATGAGACCGGACTCAATTCTACTGTGTACCAGCGTTGCGATACCCCTCGTTAAATATTGCCCATTCTCGGTTGATTTGTGATCTATTCGTAGGAATTCAGCCATTCCGCCGACGGCACATTTGTGTGGTTGCACCCTTATATTCATTGACCTCCCACGACTTAGCATCTTCCTAGGTACTTCCCAGTTGGTTATGCCCATCAATACGTCGTCACCATTGTGTATGGATCTTTTAACTTCACTGAGATCTTTTGCCATCACATTCACATATACTGCGTTCAGCACTGAATTCATAAAAGTTGTTAGCCGCCACCCGGATAATAATGTGCCGATAGCGTCGAATGTCGTCTTTGTGCCACTCAGATCATTTATCCTCATCCGTTCTAGCGAATTATGCGTCCAATCAACAGCTCGCACTTGATCTGCATGTAACCGGTATGAGAATACTTTCTTATATGCTCGTATAACGGCTTGCATTGCCGGTATGCTGTGCTGGCTGTTAAAATCTTCAAAGTCGAGACAAAATGGGAAAGCTCCTGTCAGTACTGATCGAACTTTAGATTGTACGTACTCAGCGTTTGCCTTAGCTCCGACAGGGAATTCATTTGGTAACACATCTTCACAATTGTAAAAAGCGTAATGTGCTAAAACGTAACTTGTTAGATCTGTTCCGTATATTGCTCTCAGTTTACCCCATTCGTATTTTGTAGATGACCATGCTTGTAACTCGGGTTGCCTCTGATACCAGTAGTCGAAATCAACCTCTGGCATAGTTATCATTGCCATAAACTTGTTCTTATACTCTCGTTCTTTCGAAACGTAATCCATGTCTTCTTGGTATTGGCTATGAATACTACCGGAGGCTGACCATTGCCATCTCATTGCCCAAAACTTTTCGTATTCCATGTGTACTGGCGGTTTCCGATGGGCGTCTGGCCTAGAGAAGATTTTGATAGCTTCTTGATACACCGTTTGCTCACTGACTTTAGCCAAGTTTGGCGTCTGACGATGTTCCTTTTCTGCCTGCCAATCCACTGAACCTGATATACGGTTTACCAGCACATCAACCTCAAATATTGGTTTGAGGTCAATCCTCACAATGTTTTGTAGTGACTTAGCTCTCACACTTAGTGTTTTTGCTTTCTTGAGATATTCAGCTACTGTTTCGCAACACATGATGTCAGATCGCAGCACTGCTTCTAATAGTACTTCATTCAATGACACTACCCATAGCATGAAACCAGCAATGAAAGCATCTGTTGCATCACTTGGCAAAGATTTTACACAGTGAGCAATTTGTCTCTGTTTTTCGTTTAGCGCTTTCCAAACCTCAATCGCTCTGAAGTGTGTATGGTGCTGCCCAGATATCTTCGATACTTCTAGACTTTCGAGCCACTCTTTAGTGACCTGTTTTTCGTTCTTATTATCGTGCCCACGCCCGAATACAGACATGGTATCGAGCCAGTCAGAATGCATTCCTGTGTAGTCACTAGTAAACGCCCGCGATACGATAGCTTGAATATGTTTTCCAAGTGGATTTATTTTTTGATCAATTTTAAAGTATATTACCGTACAGTCACCACCTGGCAGAGCTAATGCCTCTACGACTGTGCCTCTGTAATTATACAAGATTTCCCCTTTTATGTATGATTCAGGCAATACATCTAAAAAGGTGTACTGCGCGCTACTGAAACCCACACAATGATATATTTTCGTGTGCCTGTCTAGCGTCAGACAGGCTGGGATGCAATCAGATTTTAAGATGACAGAAGTTGAATGCTTACTCCTGTCAAATACACCAGTCTCCTGGTGCAGTATTGTTAGGGCTATGTCTGCGACGAAGTAATCTTCTTCGGGTACCTCGACCAGACTGCCCCATTTCTTTAGCTTCCAAGATCCTGCAGGCCGTGTTGTCCCGCAAATTCTGCATCGCCTGATATCTGTGTCATGTCTACAGGTCCAGTTGATGACACTTCTACTGGACCCGGGTGTCTTGGTGCTACAACGGATGTAGCCGTGTGAAAACCCGACTGGTCCCCCTTCTTCACAGTAACTTCAGACTTCCTGTAACTAGCTGTTGCAGTACTACGTACGCTGAAAGTTATTGGTTTAGGTTTTCTTGTAAGTACTACTCTCGTTTGTGCTATCCTATCTTTGCTTCCATAAGGACATATAACTAGTACTGGCTTAGCTATGGTTAGTAACATGTCTTCATGAGTCGCCTGCTCGTAGATAGCTGGTAGTGGTACACTTCTTCCAGGTCGCCGGTCTGAATATGTCGGTCTTGCTGTGTAATGTCTACCCACCTTTCGTCCCATTGAAGTAGGGTCGATCACAAGTTCCTTAACTGGTGCCCATGGTGTTATTACTTCACCATCCAAATTTTCAAATCCTACTTCATGACCGAACAGTCTGTACGCGTTTGCTAATCGTACGGCAAACATATACTTGACATCATCGTCATTCTGAATGTCGACAATCTGCTGGCTGGCAGTCAAGTGATATACTGCAGGGACTGCCGCATTGGTAGCGCCTAGTATTAGACACCCTGAGGTTGGCGGTGGCATCATTCGTGGTACCACGACCTGGCCCACATTATATGAACCGTCAGGTGAACTGGCAATTACAACTGCACATATAGTTGCCAGATGTTCAAAGTTTATATAAACGAAACAGTCCTCTGACATACATGTAGTCACCTCATGTCCTGTTATTACTGACGTGACAGCAGCACGTGTGGTAGGTTGTTCCAGCAGCCCAATGCCCCCAGCTCGTGACGCCAGTGATAATTGCCAATCCAGATCATGGTTTACCTCATTCTCAATAACAGCATAACACCCATACCAATGCATGTAGTTCAGTAGAGCAGCCCTTGCAATTCCAACAGCCGGCGCACGAGAGAAATCTGTAACGAATTCTTTTGCAAGTGGATCAATCGTGAATTCTTCACCTACTAATGCTGTCGGTATCTTTGCTCTCGTCGGCATAAATGGTGGTAATACTATGGTGATTGGACATCTCCAGTATACAGTTGCTTCCATTGAAGATGGTCTCGGTTGCACAAGAGCACACATAAGGGTTTCATATGCAGCTGCAAACTGTGCACTCAATCTATTCTCTGCAACGTACGACACTATCAGTGCCCAGATCCACCTGTCATCTCCCCAGTCTATTTCTTCTGAGCCATCAATCTCATGTATTCTACCGGATACACGTTCAAAAGCTACTTTAGCTAGAGTCAATGGTGGGATTCTGACATCACCATTCATTTCATAGACTTCAGTACGACCGAGCATGTGTAACACATAGAATAAGAAACCAGCGCTAGTGTCACATGCATAACGGAAAACATAATCTGTTTCGAAAAAGTTGACCTCAGACCTTTCGGCTATGACGAGATCACCTACCTGGTCCATGTTAACCGGTGGCCCTAATGGGATTTCAAAAACATGGTCTTCTGTCCCATACCCGAGATCAACGACAGCATGACTATCTCTATAAGGTGATAAAGCCATTCTTAATAGTTCGTCTTTATCACCGTTATCACGATAAATTCTTGCCTTAACCCACGATAATAACATGTTATAAATGAATGCCACATGATTATCTGTTTGAACTTGCTTCGATAAGATGCTCATAGTGTGTTCTTTGACTACTCTCTTTGAAATAGCTGAACGTGCAAATTCCTTTAATGCTAGTTCAGGATCAAAGACACCCTCTTCAGTGATATAACTACGGTTCAATCCCGCCCAGTTAGTCTGAGGGACAGTGTTTACGATGACAGTAGGACGCCCTACCATATCAAAGTCCGAATTGAGCTTCAGGTCAGCATGAAAGCTTTCCCCCTTGGTCTTGAGTGTCGAAAATGTTTGGTTTGTTATTGAGAAACGGCCTCTATTCATCTTGAAAGAGTGCCTGTTGTTGTTGTAAAAAGCGATTTGTTCGTTGAAAAAATTCATGGATTCTGCGT